ATACCAGTGTGGTTTGATCAAATTGCCTTTCGCGTAAATCTTTTTAGTTGCCAACCAGTCATCGAAATCCTGTTTCTGGATTTTCTGAGGGATCAGAGACGGGTCACATTTAACCGAATAGGATTCTTGTTTGCAGTATTTCAGCAGTTCAATGAATAACCCTTTTGGCAGCAACTGGGTATTGATGTTGTACAACCGAATGTACCCATCCCATACGCCGTAACGAACCTTTGGCGAGAACTGGGAGCCTTCAACATGGAATTTGAACCTATCGGCTAAATCATATCTCACGGATGGGTCACCGGAGACATGGATAAAGGAGTGGTTGTATTCCTTAATAATCACATCGGTCATTTTTGGGCACTAAATATGGTTGTTAATATCCTTTATTTAGTGGAGTGAAGAATGACTGAACAAGTCAAAGGCAAACGCGGCCCGAAGCCGAAAGAAAAGCCTACCCAAGAACCTGTTTCCAAAGCCCCTGTAAGCCCTTCTGTTGACCCTATCGGGGAAGACCTAGGCGATGTATCCAATACAACCCTTAAACCGGCTGCAATCGAATCAGACGAGCTTGTAGACACATTCAGTACCAAACTACCGGTTGGTAGTAACCTTGATGTGGCGTTAGCAGCGGTTCTTGCCGAAGTTGATTCGGAAGTAACAGCAGCAGTGCTTGCACAATACGCAACCCAAGCAGATTTTAAACCAACCCTACGGCCATCCAGTGTAGGTGGTGAACCGAAAGGCCCAATGCCTGTACCAAAAGGTATCTTTGATCTGGTGACTAAAGATCCAGAATGGAAAGATAAGATCGATTCCCATACGGCTAAACATGGCCTGAAATCGGTTGCACATTGGCAGGATGTAAACGGCCACGTCAAAGTACGCTGTATGTCTAGTTCTAAATTTGGAGAAGTTTTGTAATGAATTTTGGTGAAGCATTATCGGCATTGAAAGCCGGTGCTAGAGTCTGCCGTGCAGGCTGGAATGGTAAAGGCATGTTCCTGTATCTTGTATCAGGATCGAGATTTACCGTAAGTCGTGCGCCGTTGCTGGGATTGTTCCCGGAAGGCACAGAGATTGATTACTGCCCACACATTGATATGCGTACAGCCGATGGCAAATGCGCCGTGTGGACCGCAGCACAAACCGATATCCTTGCCGATGATTGGCAATTAGTGAATATCTAAAAAGAAAGGGAGCCATTGGCTCCCTTTTTTTATTGTCTCAATGTCCGTAGTTGCAGCCTACAAGCACTTCACGACCATCTACCTGCATACGGAATTCAAAGGTTCCACAACAGCTTACCGCGTTGTCGTAGTCCACTTTCTGGTATGCATCATCAATGAAACACATCCTGTAACTATCGGAGTATTCCAAATCGTTATCATGGATATTCTCACGCAGTTTTTCCAAACATTGTGGATATCGTTTGAACAGTTCTTGCATTTCGGTTGTCATGTTACACCGTTGGTTGTGGATTGGTTTCGAGGTTTTTGAACCATTCGATGCAATGATCCAGTAATCGGAGTCTGGCCGCACCGTATGGGTGTTCTGGGTTCCAGAAATCCCCTATCTGGGCGCGGTTAAATCCGCTATTCGGCGTAAGACCATTCCAACCGGGCACTGGATAGACGTTCAACCCACTGAAACTATCCCATTCGCGGAAACACAAATATTTCTTGTCAAACCAAACCTCACGAATGATTTGATATTCCGGGTGTTCTTCTACCGCCTGACAGATTCCAAACCAATCGGTTTTGGGCCATTCTTTGATCTGTTCCAGTGCTTGCCAAACTTTCATTCTTCTGTCTCACTCTCAGTTGGTTCTACAGGCAGAACAATACATTCGTAATCAGACCACCGATTGTATTCCGGTGTTTCATGATCAGTGGATGTATCATAACCACGCTGTTCCCATTGTTCTACCCACGCTTCACCTCGGGCAGTACAGGTTGCTTTGTCTGGAACCGGTTCCGTCGAATGGGATAACGATGACCCACTGACCAGAATGTAAACAATCAGCATTTTCGAAAGCATTACAGCCCCTGTTCTTTGAGTTCGGCAATCCATTTGATGTAATGGGCTTTGCATACTTCGAATGTTTCCGACGACGACAACCCATGACCATCAAGTTTTAATGCAGATGCCAATGCATATCCAGCCGGATCGATGGTTCTAACCATCGCCATAACAGCCGGAACATGTTCACCCTGACCAGCCGCTTCCAAGGCATGGCACATGAACCGATAACCTTCATATCGAGTGCTGTAAAATTCTTTCTCAATACAAAATTCCAATGATTCTGACAATTTCATGATGCATCTACCCCTGTAACTGCTTTGATAATGACCAGTAAGGCCACGACGATTGCTGAAAGAATGATTGGTTCCCACATGAGAATCACCGTTTTTGTTCTGAATGGTCGCCATCATACCCGAAACAGAATTCATGTCAACAGAATTTTTAGACAATAAAAAAGGAGCCGAAAGGCTCCTTTTTTTATTACGCAGTTGCTGTGAACGTCAGGGTATGGCTCAGTCCAGTGGACACGCCATTGTGTGTTGCAGTAACTGTGATAGTACGCACACCGATTGTGGTGAATGCGTGGGATTTGGTACGAGTTTCCGCACCACCGATTTGATCAACAATCGAGCTATCGCCCCAGTCAATGGTGTAACCATTAACCAGACCCGGAGTACCACTTGCGGTGATAGTCAGAGCGGCGGTAGACGGTGCTTTACCAGTTGCGATGTCCAACGAAATAGCGAAGGTCAGCGGGGTTGCAACGGTCAGGGTATCACCGGAAATGTGTGGCTTACCGTAAACGATAGTAGCACATTGGGTGATATCTTGAATTGCTGCGAATTTCGAACTTGATTGCGATCTAACCACACAAGATCCGTTGGTATCCATCCAGTATTTGATGGAATTCAGATAGGTTTGGCGGGAAGCTGGTTTGTAAGTGCCGATGGTACTAGTCCATCCAGCGTTGGTCGTAACGTACTTGAAAATATCATGGGGAACAAGGATTGCCCCAAGATGATCAGCACGACCCGGTTTTAGGTTTGGAACGGTCATTATATTCTCCAATGATATTTTAGGTACAATACCTTTTATTATTTATATCACATCTTTTAGAAACAAAAAAGGGGAACCCTTTCGGATTCCCCCTTTTAATTTGTTTTGAACCAGCTAACGATCTATTACAGACCTTTAACAACTACACGGCGGAAGTATGGGTTCTTACCGATTGTACGCAGAGGCGAACCGTCGATGATTTGTGCTTCTTGCGGCAGAGCAAACGGGTTAACCGACATGGCATAACGAGTTTTCAGAGCCATTACAGGTTGCATGTTCGCTGGGTTCTGTCCACGCAGGGTAGTCAGAGGAACATACGGGCTGTAGTACACACCAGCATCCATTTCAGTTTGGCCTTTGTATCCAACTACGAAGTAGTCGAATTGGGCGTACTGGTCGATGAACACTTTGAAACGACCACCTAGAACACCAGCGAATACGCTGTTGTTGGTATCAGTGTTGTAACCGCTTTGTAGACCTTGCGCACCCAGACTAACCAGAGCGTCGGACATTGCCAGAGCAGAAACTACGTTACGGGAAGCGATAATGAAGTTACCGTTACCACGTCCAGTCTGACGACCGATTTCGTTTGCTTCTTTTTCGATTTGGATCAACAGCGCTTTGTACGCTTCACCAGCCCAACGAGCGTTTTTAACGTCGTTAGCATCGGCTAGGTCGAATACACCAGCGGTAGTTGTACCAGCGGTCATACCAGCAGCACCAGTTTGGGCTTGGGTTAGAACGGTGTTAACTGTTTCGCGGTTGATTTCAACCAGAATTTCTTGTGCCAGAATACCGTACAGCTCGCTATCAGCATCCAGACCGTGAACAGCGCGCAAGTCTTGTGCAAGTTCAATAGAGTATTGAGCTTTCAGTTGACGAGATTTTGCAGTTACAGTTTGTTTGTCGATACGGAACGACATTTCAGCGTATGGGTTACCCGAAGTACCGTTGAAGTTTTCCATTGTTTCAGCGATGGAAGTCAACAGACCCGATCCAACTGGAACCAGTTGATTCGATTGAACCAGTGCAGCAAAGTCAGCGGCAGCATCAGTTGCAACAGTGTGGGAACCAACACCAACGTACTGCATGTATTCGCTCGAAGTGTTAGCCCCGGTGAATTTGATGAAGTCGTTTGGTGCAACAGTAGCAGCAGCAACGAATGCTACAGCGTTAGGGATTTGCAGAGCGCCGATTGAAGAACCGTCGCCTAGGCTACCCGACCAGCCAGTTTGTGGTGCTTGACCCGGACGGAACGCTTCGGTGAAACCAGTTTGACGTGGGTTCGAACCGTATACGGAACGCAGGTAGAAAACTTGTCCAGATGGTTGAGCCAGTGGTTGTACACCAACGATGTCAAACGCCATCAGTTGTGGCATAACACGGCGAACCAGACCCATAACTACAGGAGCTGTACCAACGATACCACCAGTAGTTGTACCACCGGCTACACCAGCGGCACCGCCAGTATAATCACCCTGTACTTGGGCTTCGGTCAGATGACCAGTTTCGCGTAGGTCGCGCTCTTGGTTCTCAAGGACTGTTGCAATGATTTCCGATTTTTTAGCGGTTGCAATTGCAGGCAGTTCTTTGTCTTCCAGAAGGGCTTGCCACTTTTCAGTAAGAGCAGTCATTCTATTCTCCAGAATGGAAATTGTTAAAAAGGTTTAAAAAGTTTCTGATATATGTATTTATATCGATTGATTTCAATTTTTCGCTAAAAAGTGAAATATTTACAAAATAATTTCACTTTTTATCTATTTCTTAACCTAGACGACGAGCTGCGCCTAGATATGCTTGCATATGCGAACTAACAGCAGGCTTTTCGTCAACAACCGGAGCACTTTCGGTAACTACGTCGGTTTTATCAGCGGCTGGGGCCGATGGCTTGCTAGCAATTGCTTCTACAATGCGTTTAACTTTTTCGGCATACACATCACTGAAAATCAGATCCGAGGCTAGTTCACGAACTTTTTCAGCTTGTGATTCGGCTAGGTCGGCTACAGCAGCATCAAGGATTTCTGCTTTCTTACTTTCACTGATTGTTTTGCTCAGTTCGATAACTTTTGCTTGAGATTCGGCTAGAGTTTCTTTAACAGTCGCTAGTTCAGCTTCTGCGATACTCAGTACGTCTTTCTGTTCATCGGACAGTTTGATGTTATGGTTTTCAAACACACCAATCAGTTCCGCCATTAGGGAGCTAAACAGAGCAGCTTTAACGTTGGATTCGACAACTGGTTTGTTGTCGGCAACGAATTCTTCTGCAAAGTGCTTAACATAGGCGTCAACTTTGGCTTCCATTTCTTCTCTGACCAGAACTTTGTATTCTTCGGCCTTTTCGTTTAGGAAGTTTGTGTGTTCAAGGGCTTTGGCTTCCAGCTCTGTAACTTTTGCCTCTACCAGTGAGTCAACACCGGCTTTGGTTTGTGCGGCAACAGCGGCATTGAAAACTTCTACGAAGTCATCAATCTTACCTGCCGGGGCACCAACACTTTCGAACAGCGCCTTTACTTCATCAGTATTTAGAAGCTCAGCGCCAATAGTTTTGTCAGTCATTAAAGACTCTCCAAGAATTGTTTGAAGTATTTATATCAATTGGACTGGGCATTCCAGCCTTAACCTAGATATTTTTTAAGTTCTTTTACCGGAACGGACCATTTGCTGGTATCGCATTCAATAATGAGAACGCCGCCCTTAGTGGACAATTTCATCCCATCTTGACCGGTGGTTGATTCAATGATCATCGGTGTATTTAGTCCTGCCAAATTACGCAGTCCGTAAGACACCCGATCCCAATCAGTTGTGGCTTTCTGTTTCAGCGGAATGTAAATTTGCCCATTGGACTCATATACCCCAGCCATGATAGCGCCCGGTGCCGATTGGTTATGCACGAAATCAAAACCAGCAGTTAGTTGGAATTTAGTAATTTCGGTGTACGCTTTGCCGAACTTGGAACGGGCTTCATTAATTTGAACCGCCTTTCCTAAACCACGGGTTGAAACCGTAGGAGTCCAGCCACCCTCGATCAAAGCTCGTACTGTCTGACCCTTTTCGGTGCCTAACAGCTTGGCTCTGGCGCAAATGTTGTTCCCATCAACCCATAACTTTTCAATCAAATGACTGGCTTCGCTTAGAAGCACGTTAGGGCGTGGTGGGTGGTCGCATTCGCCTAGGGCTTGGTGTCGATCTACATAACGTTCGATGTACTGTTGTACGGCCTCTGACATGACTTGGAAGGGGTATACACGCCCGTTCCCGTTCAATGTCTCGGCTTGCATCGCAATACCTTCGACGTATAAATTTTTGTCGCCGCTTTTAGAAACTTCGGTAACCATTTCCACTTTGAAGTCTTCAACTTCCGTGAACAGGTACTCTTGCGACTCGACGATCAGTTGATCAGTCATGTTAACCTCTATCTGATAGTATTTATATCGTTAAATTTCGGAACTATCAGGGTTTGTCGGTGATCCCGCCTCATCCCCGGCGACCGGAGTTGCATACGTTCCCTGTGCGACAAGTGATTGATACTTCTTAGTGGCTTTGCCAAGCAGTTTGCGCATATCAAGCGAACCATCTTTTTTGATGTGCGATTCCTTGACGAGTTTCTTCACGACTTTCAGATCCAAGTAATCTTGAACCTTGATGTCGGTGTTTAGAACCCCGTTGGAATACTTACCCAATACTTGATTGTCTTCATCGTCGTCATTATCACTAATGTCATACGAATCCCCAACTTGCTTAGAAGTCAAATCGAGTTGGGTAAGAACCATTGCTAGCTCTTTTGGCCCCAACTCATATTTGTATCTGTAACCAGTACCGGTTGCCTCGTACAAAGTCCCAAGGATATCTTGAAGACCTAGTTCGAACATTACTTGCCCTTAGTCAGACGTGATAGTTCTGGATACTTTTGATGTACTTCTTTTTCCGACCAGCCCTGATCCTGCAACCATGCGGAAATCTTACGGCCATCTTCTGGGGTCGCAACTTTAACTTTAACGACCTTGCCATCACCCGGTTCGGAAGCCGCTGCAATTCCTTTGCTTCTAAGTTGCTTAGATGCAGTTGCTGGGTTCCCAACTTCGAAAGATAGTGTACGCTCGGTCAGATCAGACTTTTTTGAGTCTTTGTCTTCCTTGTCGTCTTTGTCTTCATCGTCTTTTTTATCTGACTCGTCTTTCTTGTCGTCCGACTTATCATCTTTTTTATCATCTTTATCATCTTTATCATCGCCGTCTTCTTTGTCTTTCTTGTCGGCAAAAGGGTTTTCACCCTTTGCTTCTTGGAAAGGTTTCAGAATTTCGGCTTTAACAGTTGCGCCGGATGCCAGAATTGCGGCTTTAACCGCTTCATCGAACTTCACTTGAAACTCGATAGGATTCTGTTCAAGGGCAGCGGTCAAAATCTCGCTCATGCTTTAAACCTCGGGGGTAGTTTGTTGATTAGGTGTTTGTCCA